TCATTCAATTTCAAGACCATCAATCTTTACTTCAAGCTCCATGCTGGTCGTAAATCCATTATCCGGGCTGACAGAATGCGTCAGGGTGGTAATGGTCCATTCTGCATCATCAATCGGCTGCTTAAATCCCGTCACCTTCACCGGCATTTCCGTATAGAGATCAGCCCGCCCCTCAGCGAGCTGCAGGGAAAATGAAGCAACCCCGCGCTGCAGGCGTTCCCACTGCATTTTTGCTGCGCGCTCTGCATTGCTCCGGTTAGCGTAGGTACGATTAAGAACCAACACGTTTTCATCCGTTCCCACCAGATAATCACCCTGTTTTGCTTCCGGCTCTTTGGGTGTGGTGGCTTTCTTTCGACGACGCTTAACACGGGTTGTCTCTTTTTTCCTAGGTTCACGCGTATGCAACCAGCTGGCAATAACACCGGTATAGGCACCACGATCAGCAAGGGTGAACCGATGACCGTCACCGGCTTTGCGCGTGATGGTGATAACCGGCAGCGGCTTGCCGCTTGCCGTTCTTCCCTGTCCCTGCCGGATAAACAGCAGGTTCCCGTCTTTAACGGAAGCAATCGCCCCATACTGTCTCGCCAGTTTCATCAGAAAACTTGCATCGCTTTCGTTGGTCTGGTCCATATGATCCAGCGCCTTATCCGTCAGGTCTTTACCCAGCGCCACTTTGAGGTTATGCCGGGCGGCGATTTCCTTTACCACCTTCCCCACCGTTGTCTGATGCCATGATTTTTCGCGCCGTGTATTGAGGGTTTCACGAAAATCTGCGCTACGCGCCCTGATGGTCAGCCGGTCAGGGGCTCCGCTGTGTTCAATTTCATCTACGGTAAAAGCCCCTTTAGGGAAAAGCGGCTGCCCTTTCCAGCCCAGCGCCAGCTGAATCACAGCCCCACGTCGCGGCAGGGCGATCAGCCCGTCGGCGTCGTCCAGCTCCAGATCAAGCTGGTCCGCTTCAAAGCCCCGGTTATCCGTCAGTGTCAGACTCATCAGGCGCGCGTCCATCACCGTCGTCACGTCTTTGCCTTCGATGGTGATACTGAAAGCCGGGCTTTTGCTGTTCAGATTCAGGAGATCAGAATTAACGTTCACTGCAGCAATCCTCCAACCGTGTTTTTAATCCCCCCAATAGCAGATGCTGCGGAGTCCTGCAGGTTGCTGAGCTGGTCACTCAGGCTCCCGAACATGTCAGAGAGCGACTCATCAACCCGTTTGAGGGTGATCGTAAACTCAATGCGCCTGGGCATTCCGCTGGCAAAAAACTCCGTCTTTGTCTGGCTCAGACTCTCAATAACAAACATGCCGTAAATGGTTCCACTACCTTCAATCAAAGGCCATGCCTTGCCCAGTTCAGCCATTTGTTCAAGCGCCAGTAATGACAGTCTGCCGCCGGTCACTTCCGGCAGCAGAACCCCGGACAGTGTCAGTGAATCGTTATCCGGGCCAAGAAACTGCGTTGACGGACGGCGGTTCACCCGGCTGTTGGCGGCGTGTCGCCAGCTGCGCTGATACTGCAGTTCCTGATAAGGGACAGTGCGCAGCATAAATACATATAAACCCAGTACCATCATCATGATTCATACCCCCCCTGATCGCTGAAATTGCTGCGTGCTTTTGCCCTGGCCCGGCGCTCCCGTTCGTCAAGCTGGCGTGCCACTTCACGGGCAATATCCTGCGCGTTCTGCCCAGGCTGAGCGACAATATGAATGGGCGCATTTATCTCATAATGAATAACCGGCGGCGGGCTATCTGCCTTAGCAAGCGGGGGCTGGTATGCCCTCGCAGGCAAACTGAACGGATGAAGCGGAGCCGCTTCTGCAGGTGTCGCAGCTACCCCCATCACGCCAGCAACGGCAGAGGCCAGCGCAGCAGTACGCCGCCTGCTGGTAACATTTGCCGGTCCGTTCACAATTTCAGGGCCATTTTCTCCGACAATGCCAAACTGCCCGCGTGGAATGATCCCGCCCGTGTCGTACATCCCCGCGTAAGCCGGGAACCCGCCTGGCGGCAGCACCACCTTGCCGTCACTGTTCACTGTGGCGGACTGCTGCTGCGTAACCTGCGCAGGTAGTTTCGCCTTTGCCGCCTCCTTACTGACAATACCGAGCTTTTCCAGCAGCCATGACACACCGGATTTAAGTGACTCAAGTGGGTGCATCACCCTATTCAGACCTTCCGCCAGCGCCTCACCAAACCGACGCCCCATTGCAGCTGCGCTGTTCAGTTCTTCGGAAGTGGATTTAACCGGGGTAAGTAAATCATTGAACCAGCCCCACAAGGCCTGTACCCTGTCACCAATCCACTGAAACACGGGTCTGAGCGGCTCAAAGGCGGCGCTGATGGGCGCAGCAGCGGCTTTGAACCCTTCCACCACGCCCCCCAGAAATGCACTGATGGGCTGCCAGTATTTCCAGATAACCAGCGCCACGCCTGCCAGTGCAGCCACAACCAGCCCTACAGGACTGAGCAACGCACCCAGCAGGCTACCAACAGCAAATAATGCCACGCGCAGCAAAGCCAGCGGACCAGAGATCAACAAACGCAGCACGCTACCTGTACGTGTGGCAGCGGCGGCTGCAGAAGGTAACGCTTTAACTGACAGCATTGACAGGCCAAACCGGATAACCGCCAGCGGCCCTAGTACCGCAGCCACCGCCACTGCCAGCGCCCCCAACCCAACAGTAATGGCTGCCGTAGCTGCCGCCACTTTCATCAGCGTGCCAGCCAGCACGGGATTCTGCTCAACCCAGCGACGCAACGCCCCGGTCACGCGCTTAACCATGCCCATAATATCCATCAGCGGCTGGCGCAGCGTTTCCCCCAGGCTGCTGAAAGCGTTTTGCGCGCCCGTCTTAACCAGCAACCACTGCGCAGACAATGAATCCTTGTTAATGTCGGATTCTTTCTGCATGGAGCCATTAGCACCACTGCCTGATGTGAGTTTCAGCTGGCGCTGCAGCTCCGGCAGGTTGTTAGCCAGCTTTGCCGCATCATCGCCAAACTCTTTGCCAAAAATCATTGTCATGGCTGACAGGCGTTTATCCTGCGGCAGATTGTTGACCTTCTCCAGAACCCGCTGAATTGTGCCCATGGCATCGGTGGTCATCTGCTTTTCAATCTCCGCCGGATTGAGTTGCAACAGATTCATGCCTTCAAAAAATCGTTTACTTTGCATGGTGGCAATGGACAGTTCACGCACCATGGCATTAGAGGCGCTGGCGGCGATTTCCGGGGCAGCCCCAAGAGAAAGGAATGTTGAACCCAGCGCCGCGGCCTTTCGGAAGTCAAGGCGGTCAGCCACGCCCCCCATACGCTGCAGGACGTTGATAATGTCCCCACCCTTTGACATGGCGTTATCGTCCAGGTAGTTCAGCGCATCGCCCAGTTGTTCAATATTGCGCGTCGGAACTTTATAGAGCTGCGCGATTTTCCCCAGCCCTTCTGCCAGTTCATCTGCGGGCAGCTCAAAGGCCGTTGCCGCTTTTGCCGCCGTGGATGCAAAAGCCAGCAGGTCACGTTTCTGCTCTTCGTAAGGATCGTCCTGATTGGTCACCCCCATGCGAGCACCACCTTCAACCAGCGCGGCATAGTCTATAGCGCCGTTCTCCATCGGCAGCTGTTCGCTGGCGGCCTTGATGGCATCCTGCATGTCATAAAACTGTTTTGTGCGGTTGCCATTATCGTCCCGCAGCCCGTTTACCTGCTTTGCCACGCCTTTCATGGCATCTTCCATGCTGGCGTAGCTCTTAACTGCCGCCACAACAGGTGCGCCCATTGCCACCCCCGCAGCCGTAGTGGTAGCCCCTGCCCCGGCGATGCGATCCCGCACCTCAAGACGGCGTGAATACTGATCGCGGACGGCGTTCATTCGCGCCTGCTGTTCGCCCAGGCGTTTAAGGGATTTCTGCTGCCGGTCCAGGGCCTGCCGGGTTTCGTCGGCATTCTGCCGCAGTTCCCGCTGCGCACTACTGAGCTTTTTCGTGTCCAGCCCGGCTTCATTGAGCGCAAGACGCTGGCGCTGCACCGACTGACGTAGACCGTTATATTTGCTCTGTAACTCCGTAACGCGGTTTTTTGCCTGCTCAAGCAACCGTGCCTGCGCCGCCGTCGGGCGGTTGGTGGCAGAGAATTGCGTGGCAAGTTTTGCAGCTTCTTCGCGTGCGGCTTTCAGGCTGTTACCGGTGACTGCCAGCTGCGCGCTGGCCTTGCGGAAACCGTCAATGCGGCCCGCCTGAGCATCTAATTCTTTTAAACGGGCGCGGCTTTGCTGAATCGCTGTAGCCAGCTCTTTTGAGCTGGCCTGCGCGGATCGAAATGGGCGGGTGAGCTTGTCAACCGCATTAAGAATCACCTGCAGACGCAGGTTATTGTCACTCATCGCTGGCCCCGCTTCGCTGAATTGCCTTATGCCGCCACGCCAGCACCTCAGTCAGCGGCATAACGTCAGTGATGGATGGCGACCAGTGAAAGATGGTGGCGATGTCCGCCACAAGATCATCAATCGTCAGGCTGTCGGTAAACCGGCAAGCACCGACTTCTTCAACAAAAAAGTCACCACCTCTACCGACAGCGCGGTGAGATCGGCGGGGTCCAGCTCTGCCATTTCCTGCGCGGTCAGCGTCGGGGTGGAGATTCGTGGGATCACAGTCATCATTGCGCCCACGTCCATATCCATAATGGCCTGCAGACGGGTGCCACGCAGTGCGCCGGACTGAGGCTTGCGCAGCACAATTTCGGTAATTTCAGCTTTACCGCGCATGATGGGAGTATCCAGTTTTACGGTCTTTTCAGTCAGCTTGTCGCTCATGTTCGTATCCTGTTAATGAAATACTGGCGCGGCTGCCCGCGCCGTTAAGGTTAATCAGAGGCCGAGGGCATTACGGTGTGCTTCCATCAGGTCCACGCCGCCAACGATTTCTACCATGTTGACCAGATCGACCTCATAGAGCACCTCACCATTAATGGTCAGCTTCGCGTAGCTGTTGGTACTGCTGACTTTGGTGCTGCTGCTCTCGCCGGTTTTCCACTCGCCGGAATCCACTTCTTTATGGCGCCCGCGCACAACCAGCTCAACGGCCTGCACTTCGCCGGTATCGTCACGCTGAATGGAACCGGTGAAACGCAGCTGGATGCCGTCAACGGTTGCCTTGCCCATCTGCTTAAATAACAGCAGCTCGGTACCGCCGATTGAAAATTCCGTGTCCAGTGCACCGTCATCCAACCCCATGTCCACATCCACTGCGCCCGGCATACCGCCACCGCGATACTTCTCAAACTTGCGGGTAAATTTCGGCAGGGTCAGAGACTCAACGATCCCCTGCCAGTTGTTCCCGTCGTTGAACAGGTTCAGGTGTTTTAACTTGCGTGGTAAAGCCATGATTCCCCCTTATGCAGCGACACGGCTGGCAAAATCGACCAGGTAACGATCGGTGATGCGCTGGCGCAGCATCAGGTTTTCAAGCGGAAGCACCGGCGTGTAGTCATAATCGATGGTCAGTTTCCCGGCTTTAAGGGTGTCTTTATCGTTAACAGACTCATCCAGCCAGCAGTCACCACCAATCAGGTATCCCTGGTTGACCAGACTGCGCATCTTGGCGCGTAGTCCTTCAATAATGTCGCGGGCCAGCGACGGATTAAGCACGCCATCCACCGCCCACATGTGCGCCTCCGCCATAGTGTCAGCCAGCACCTGCGCCGTGCGGGTGTAGTTCTCAAAGGCAAACAGCGGATCGTCACTGAGACAACGGGAACCCCAGAAGCGGAAGCCGTCTTTGCGGATCAATGTGGTGACGTCATTTTTGTTCAGCAGTCCCGCATCGGTTGCCGGGTCCTGCAGATCCCAGAACACATCAGCGGAAATGCCGGTGACACCGTTCACACCCACATTGGACAGGGTTTTATGCCAGCCGATCTGCTCGTCGATTTTGGCACGCAGGCCGAGCGCACGGGCGGAGGCGTAAGCCGTCGCGTCTGCTTTCAGCACGGTGTCAAAGTTGATGAAGTCAGGCCAGATCAGCATTCCCTCGCGCTGACTGAAATTCTCGCGATAGGCAATAGCTTCCTCCACCGTTTTGCAGCCATTAGCAGCAAGGTAGGCAAACCCGCGCAAGCTTTGCGCCACGCCCAGCAGTTCAGTAGCAACGGCCTGAGTGTCATGTCCCGGCACCCCAAGAATGCGCGGCTTGACACCGAGCTGCGACTGCGCCGACAGTAGCGCTTTCATGCCCGTTTTCTTACCGTCGGAAGTTACGCCGCCGATAATATTGGAGGTGGTTTCCGCTTCGGTTTCTCCCTGCGCCACACGCACAACGACAGTCACGGGTTTTGCCTGATCTGCAATCGCGTCCAGCGAGCGGGCCAGCGTGCCGGACTCCCCCGCTTTACCGCTGGCGGTGAGCACATCAGTCAGCAGGACCGGCTTATTGAGGGGGAACACGGACGCATCAGCATCATCGCCGGTGCAGACCATGCCCACGATGGCAGTGCTCACCGTGGTAATAGGTCGGGTGCCCTCGTTGATTTCAACAACGCGCACCCCGTGGTGGTAATCCTGAGCCATAAGGCAGTCTCTCCGGTTGACAGGGATACCTTATGTTCTGGTTGCCAGGCGTGCGGCGCACGTATTTCACGATGTGTCAGTACTGGTACAATATCGCCACTTTCAACGCGACTGATTTACAGGGAATTTCTTGTAAAGAGTGGAAATGCTAACATCAAAAAGTAATCCAACACGATGACGAGTTTCACCGGCGGCAAGCAACCGTCCGGCCTGCTCCCATTGCTCCGGAGTGAGCTTTGGACGCCTGCCACCGACTCGCCCTTGCGCCCTCGCAGCGGCAAGTCCGGCGCGGGTCCTTTCCACAATTAATTCCCTCTCCATTTCAGCGAGTGCGCCCATGATATGGAAAAAGAAACGCCCCATTGGTGTGGAAGTATCTATGCTATCCGTAAGACTGCGGAAATTAATGCCACGCTCCCGTAGCTCCTCTACCAGAACGACCAGATGACGCATACTGCGACCCAGGCGATCAAGCCTCCATACAACTAGTGTGTCCCCTTCTGATAACGTCCTGAGCAACTTTTTTAATCCGGGCCTTTCTGATTTGGTCCCGCTTATTTTGTCTTCAAAAATCAGTTCACATCCTGCGCAATTCAGCGCGTTTCGCTGTAAATCAGTATTCTGGTCATTTGTTGACACCCGTACATAGCCAATTTGCACAACAGGCCCCCTCGCAAAAGGCTGGGATCATGCCATTTACGACCGTTTTCTGCATTTTCATAAACCTCGGTTTAGGCGAAACGATAAATCTGGCAAAAAATGCCGTCCCGGCGACACGGCGGGTTAACAGTAAACCACTGACCGGTGATATCACTTTGTGGGCGTCAGATGTGGGGGCCATTTCCGCCGGTGCTGTTGGAGAAATTACCGATAACGGCACGATGGCATCAGCTAATACACCTGGATGGTGGCGGGTGTCTGTGTCCAAACCTGACTCAGTTGCTGATTTTCCCACCTATCCGGATGGCAGCAAGCTGTACAGCTATGGATATCTGTTTGTTGAGAAAATCGGTGAAGTCTGGTTTCAGCACTATTACGCGCATATGGGCGCTAACGCAAAGCGTCAGGACTGGGGAACTGTACCGAATACCAGCCGCCCGTGGATTGTTGACTACAACACAGCTAATAAACCCACAGCAAATGACGTTCAGGCGCTGCCCATTGCCGGAGGGCGTCTTAACGGTCCGCTAAGCATTGGTACTGATAATGCGCTGGGCAGCAATTCGATCGTTCTTGGTGATAATGACACTGGTTTTAAACAGAACGGCGATGGCGTGCTTGATGTTTACTCGAACTACACACATGTATTACGTTTCATCGGTAATCTTGTGGAGAGCATGGTTTCCCTGAAAGTAAACGGAAACGCTGTAGCTACAGGCGAAGTACAGGCAGGAAATGGCACGTCACGCATGGCTGGTAACGGGGATATTTTTGGTAATGTCTGGAACGGCTGGCTAAGTACACATCTGAATAATAATCTCGTCGCAGATATTCAATTAGGGGCTGGCACATCAGTGGCTACCTGGAACAATGCAGGTTCCTGGCCTAACACCCCCGGATATGTAGTTACCTCCGTCTGGAAAGATAATCAAGGCGAAAATATTGATGGCATTGCTTATGCGCCTTTGCAAAAAAGATTAGGTATTCAGTGGTATACCGTACAAGGGGGGACGGCATAATGAAAAAATATCAGGACATTAAAAATTTCAGACTTATTGACGCGCCCGTAAACAGGGGTAAAACTCAGTCCGAAATAAATATAGGTGCATATTTTCTGGAGTCAGAAGACGGGCAGGACTGGTATGAATGTCAGTCATTATTTTCTGATGATACCGCAAAAATCATGTACGACCATGAGGGGGTTATCTGGGGTGTTATTAATAAGCCAGTCCCGCAACGTGGAAACACATATGCTGTATCAATGCTGTGGCCGGTTAATATGTCTGTTGCGGAAATAGACGCTGCTGACTGTCCTGATGATTGCCGTGGTGATGGCTCATGGTTGTACAGAGATGGTAAGGTTTTACCCGTTCCGGTGGATTATCAGGCTAAGGCCGAAACCACCCGACAGAAACTACTGGATGCCGCTAACAGCGCCATTGCCGACTGGCGAACCGAACTGGCGTTGGGTGAAATCAGTGACGACGATAAGGCCAGCCTGACTAAATGGATGGCGTATATCAGGGAGCTTAAATCACTGGCTTTAACAGGCATTTCAGACGAGGCCACCTTTAATAAAATACAGTGGCCTGTATTGCCACAATAATAATTAATGACTGGTCGGTTTCTCCGGCCAGTCAGGGGCAGATGTATCCACCCGACTGACCAGAACGCTGTATTGTTCCCATGCTACCAGTCGCTGCTGCTCCTCATCGGTGACGATACCCAGCTTTACTGCCCGCGCCAGCGGCGTAATAACGGTCTCGGCCTCTTCGAGCAGTTTTACCTTTTTCGCTTCTACTTGCTGGCGCAGTTCTTCCGGTGTATAAACCCGCCTAATTATCTGCTCACGTTCGCCATCATACATCCAGCGTCCTGACACATCTGCCCGACGATTAGCTGTGATATCCGGTAACTCAACAACGCTGCGCCCTTCAGGATTTATTTTCGACGCATCTTTATTGATTGCCACAATTATATTACTTTTGTCGTAGGCAACTTTTAGCGTGTCTGCTGCAAAATTTTTCTGTTCCTCATACCAGTTTTTACCTTTTTCATCATACAGCCAAACCACACCAAATTTTTTAGTGAGTTGATACTGATCAGGCGTTTTTGGATTACCGGCTACGATATTTTTTAGATGCATCATAATTAAACACTCGTCACGTTATACCACTGGTTGCCAATCAATTTTTGCATTGGACGTCTTCCGAGACCGTCAATAAGCTCATCACCATTGCCGTTAGTTGCCGCTGTCAGTACATAACCAGGTGTATCACTGAATCCCGGGCCCATCCATGCCTGTCCAGATTCATAACTACCCAGACGGAAATCCTGTACGTATCGGCTGTCAAAATTACCGTAGTCTGTTGGCGTTAATCGTCCGGTAACATTGATGGATTTTTTACTCTCCAGTGTGTCGTTCTGAAAGCGGAATACCTGAACACCATTAGCATAAATATCCAGTAGACCATCGCCGTTTTGTTTTAAGCCGGTATCGTTATCGCCTAATACAATAGAACTACCTCCCAATATATTTGGTGTACCGATACCGAGATTACCGTTAATTACGCCACCACTAACAGGTAATGCACCGACATCACCTGCGGATGGTTTTCGTGTTGTGGTATAAAATTCAGTCCAGTCAAGTTCAAAGCCAAAATCGTCGCGTGCCGAACGGTAGGAAATACCGCCATTCTTGTAATTCACACAAAACTGCACTGCCGGACAACTGCCGATATTCATATTAAAATGCAAAATCAGCTTGGATGCACCTCCAGTAGGAACGTTGTAAACACCGCTTTTCCAGTTCCAGCCGACTGATTTGTCATTTTCCAGTGTGTAGTCTCCCGTCATCCCCAGCGCGAATGCATTCACATCAGCAGCTGACAAAGTGATATCACCGGTCAGTGGTTTACTGTTAACCCGCCGTGTCGCCGGGACGGCATTTTTTGCCAGATTTATCGTTTCGCCTAAACCGAGGTATGTGAGAAGGCCGGCGATATCTTTTCCGCTTAAATTCGTCAGTGTATTGTCCAGCGGTTGCTTTCCAGCCAGAGCGTTTATCATCGTCGTGGCAAAGTTCGGGTCATTCCCCAGAGCCGCTGCCAGCTCGTTCAGCGTATCCAGTGCTGCAGGCGCAGAATCCACTATTGCCGCGATAGACGATGCCACAAATTCCGTGTTTGCAATCTGTTTAGTGCTGTTACCCGCCGCTGGCGTCGGTACCTTTGGAATCCCTGTGAGTGTCGGGCTGTCCTTCTGCGCATACTGTGAATGCGGGTCCGGCGCAGCAAGATGCTTTGCCATCAGGTCGTCTACATATACCTTCAGCTCCAGCGCCTTATCATCTACATATTTACGGGTTGCCAGCACTACTGCAGGGTCAATTTTCAGGGTGATGTTATCGGTGCTGCTGGTAATCAGTACCATGCGCACGGTCTGCGTACGTCCGCTCCCTTCTGTCAGCTGCGGCTTGTAGCTCTCAGGGCAGTTACCCACGGCGATCAGTGCGCCGGTTTCATCAAACAGGCCGACCTCACGAATCCACCATCCCCCCTCAGTTTCCGGGATCACTTGCTCAGCAATAATCTGGCTGCTGTTCTGCGGGTCGATATACAGCATATTCAGCGCTGCTCGACGCTTCTCAGCAACTAACGCGGTCTGTTGCGCGCTGGGTGTGGGCAGCACACCGCCACCGTCGCCCACCGCCATATGGGTAATTTTCAGCGGGACACCGAGCGCGGCGGCGCTTGCCAGTTTCGCCGCGCCGATCTCCGTCAGCAGGGTATAAAATTTTGCGCTCATGGATTCACTCTCATTGTGTCAATAACATGGACCGCCCCGCCCTCATAAGCGGTGCCGCCGGAAATAATGGTTTCGTTGATATACGGGTAGATCGTGATTTCTTCGCCGGTGTAGGTGGCTGCCCCCACAAAATACGGGCCACCTGTCTGCAGGTTGATGGACATACCAACCAGATGACGGCTGCATGGTTTGGCATCGCTTATCAGGCGCTCAAGCTCCAGATAGGTGTCTTCGGTGATACCATGCTCCTGTACGCCAATATCCAGACGGAACGTTCCCGGCGTTTCGCCGGTCTGCCACCACTCAATGATGCGGATCAGGAAGCCGAACGGCTCCACCACGCGCCGCACGGCGCGGGTTGTCCCCTTGTGCTGATGGATATAAAAAGCGTCCTGCACAACGCGGCGCTTGACGCTTTCTGTCCAGCTCTCATCCCAGCGGTCAACAGAAAACGCCCAGGCCAGATAAGGCAGGAATCTGATCGGGCAGGTTGCCGGGTTCCACAAATCACGCAGCGATACCTGCAGATCGGAAATCCCGCTGCAGGTCTGCGCCAGTCGGCGCTCAAGCGGCGACGAACCCGGCGGCAACAGACTATTCATCCGTGCCCCCGTTGGTAACGCTCCATTCAGTACAGGATGCCGCCTGCGTCTTATCCAGCACCACATCCTCCAGAGGGGACGTTAGCTCCACACGCTGGACGCCCTCCACGTGCAGCGCGGCATAAATGGCGCTGCGGCGGATATCACGTCCCAGCCTCGTCTGACTGGCGATGTACTTCTGCAGGCTGGCTTTTGCCGCCGCCATAACAGGCTCCGCTTCCGGCCCCGGATAAAGAAAAATGGTAGCCTCCACCCGGTACGGTATGATCTCCGCACTACGAACCGTCAGACGGTCAGCCACCGGGCGTACACTCTCACTGTTCAGGGCTTTTTCAACCACATCCAGCAGGTCTTTTACTGCTGTACCGTCACCCTCCCGGCTCAGTACGGTAAGTACCACCTCTGCAGGGGCCGGACTGGTTGCGCTAGCATCTGCCACACGTCCGTCCGCACTTCTGGCGTGAAATTCATAGGCTCCCGTCGGGCCAGCAACGGACAGTCCCTCAAATGCTGCAGGGATGCGCTGGCGCAGCGCATCATCATCTTCCATCACTGCGGCGACCGGCGGTACTGCATCATTATCAGCAGGCACTACCGTCAGACGTTTCACGTTGCAGTTGGCTGCCAGCTGCTCAAGATCATTTCCTATCGAATAGGCCACCATGACCGCCTGCGCAGCCTCGTTAATACGCTGGCGCAGCAGGATTTCGCGGTATGTACTTTCCTGCAGCAGCTTGGTGACGGGTTCAGATTCCAGCGCCAGTGTGCGCCGCACCGCGTCCTGTTCATCCGCCGGATAAAGGAGCACAAAAGCGGCCTTGCGCTCAGCCAGCAGCGTCTCAAAATCCGGCACGTCCACTATCTGCGGCGCAGGCAACTGGGAAAGGTCAATGACTGCCATTGTCTGCTCCTGTTGATACGGAAAGGGAAACCGGCGCGCCGTTGTTGCGCTGCCCGGTAAGCTCAACCACCATGGAGCCATCAAAATTGCTGCTGATGGTGATGGAATCCAGCGTCAGTCGTGGCTCCCAGCGACTCAGGGCCACGTAGACCGCAGACATGATCTGCAGTCTCAGCGCCGGGTTCTGCGGCCGGTCAATCAGGGTCGACAGCAGGGAACCGTATTCCCGGCGGGCAATGCGGCTGCCCTGCGGCGTCAGCAGAATATCCCGTACCGACTGGCGCAGATGGTCGGTATCCGTAATCGCTTTTCCATTGCTCTGACTCATGCCGAGATACAGCGTCATACCGGGCCTCCGGTTGTATCGCCGCCTTTCAGGACGCCAGTATGCTGATGCGCATCAACCACGATCCCGTTAGAACTCATCGCACCGCCGCCCTGGGTAACGCCACCATTGATCACCACTTCGCTGTTAATACGCGTGCGGTCAGCCTCCAGCACAAACTCACTGGTTTTCAGGGTGATATTGTCAGCGGTCTCAATGACCATTGATTTGATGCCCCTGACAAACCAGCGCCCGGTGGCGGGTTCATATTCAAACCAGCCGCCGTCCGGGTATTCCGTCACGTTACCGTCCTCAGAGTCTGAAGGTGGCGGAAACTGGTTTGAGTAGACCGCAGGCAGGGCAAACGCGGTTTCCAGATTGCCGCCAAGGCTGAACAGCACAACCTGCTCACCCACAGACGGTTTCCACCAGGTGCGCGATTTGCCCGCACGCAGTGTCAGCCAGTTAATCCAGTTGGTTTCAAGGTCGCCCGTTTTCACCCGGCAAAGCCAGTTCTCCCGGTCCACTTCGGTAACTACACCTGTGCGGATCAGATTGGTGATAAGGCGCATGATTTCAGTCAGTTGTGCATTCATGAGAGCGATCCTTGCACAACCTGGTAGAGTGATGTAATACAGAGCGTATGTATGGAGAACCACACAAAAGAGAAACAATTTCTAAGGTATTTAAGATGACACAAATCGCAATTTATGGATTTAATTTCACTAAAAAAATCACATTTGACGGTGGTGAGTTAACTCCTATTTTCAGTTCATGGAGTGAGTTAAAAAAAAATGGCCGGGCTAATGATAGGTACATCCTCACTGGTTTTTTCAAACCAAACTCGAATAACTACGCCGCTCAACAGCAGCTTATTTTTGATTTACAAGCAGTTCTTAGTTTCATTGAACAAAAAAATGTAATCATTTCAGGAGAACTTGAAAATGATGAAACCCCTTTCAATTTCAAACCATCTCTACCCAAAAAGCTTGACAAAAAAAGAGATAAGGGTGCGGGCATTATCATCATGGAAGATTATTTTGCACCAAACAGCCGAGAAAATTTTATTTGCTTAGCCATGGAAAAACTAAATAGTAAAGCCATGCTAAAACAAGATGCCTTTAGAACATCATTTTTTAAATCAATGCTAGCTTTCCGCGACTCAATAAATTATATCGACGTCAGATATTATTTATTATTCTCGGCACTAGAAGCACTTTGCAGATTTATTAAAAATGACTACTCCCCTGCCAAAACACCACAAATAATCACTCAGGTTTTAAAAGAATATGGTTTTAATGTCGAAAAAACAGGACATACATTAGCTCAAAGAAACATTATGCATTACTGCAAACTCCGTCACTCGCTGTTCCACAATGGTAAATACATTGCCTATCTTGATGAAAAAAACTCAGATGGCAAAATTGAAATTCAAGATTACTCATCAAATTTGAATTTACTGGTGCCACTTGTACTAATGAAATTCATAGGATTTGATGACAATTATATAAACTGGGACTCATGGATTGATAGGAATCCATTTATCAGTAAAAAGTAAACTAAATTTTATAAATGTGGTTTTATTTATCTCTGTAACCAATTTAGCAAAGCATCCTGAATGACAGTTTCCACATCATCATTTACACCAAGAAGGCGACGCTCTGCGTAACGGACCTCTGGCCCTTTACGACTGACGCGATCACGCAGGCCGTAATGGTGAACGCGGGCAATGCGCTGCACCTTACCTTCAAACTGCACGCTGGCAGAATTGGCGCTGGCGGTAGTTTGAAGGTATTTGGTGGTGCGCAGCTTTGTAAACATCTGACGTTTGATGCGCCCCTTTTTGCTGCGTGCTGTTACCCTACGCGGTTCATAACTGCTGCCATCTGGATTGCGCTGCATCCTGATGTTCTGCTGCTGTGTCCGGCGCAGTTCCTGCGCCAGCTGACGCATCATGCGGCTTCTTGTGGCTGGCTCCAGATTCGCCAGCAAAGCACTCAGCCAGTCGTCCACCTTCTGCAGTTCAGCCACGTTTCACCGTCCACATTTCTTCAGGTTCATCGGGTTCTGCTACAGCTTCAACGCTCGACACACTGCCGTCAGTGCTGACCAGCACACGCTCCGTCAGTTGCAGGTTAAGGCTGATATCACAGACATCGTTGCGCAGAATATCCACCTCAAAGGTGAATAACTTTTCCCGTAACGCCGGATTATTGATGGCATCGGGCTGGTTATCCCGCAGCCACAGCAAGACCGGGGCCATCAGCAGATTCTGGTCGCCGCTGAAATCCTCAATCACCGCGTTCAGGGTGTAACGGTACTCCCATGACATGGAGCTGGCCCCCGTGGCAACCAGCGAACCGTTATCCACAAACAGATGCAGTTTGTCCGGGTTATTACGGACATAAGGCACTGCTTTATTGAGGGCGTGGCGCAGGGATTGTGGTTTGTTCACTGTTTCGCTCCTGACACGCAATAATCATGTCCACTTTGTCTGCACAGACCGCCCAGGCGGCCTCGGTTTCATCCAGCACCGCATTCAGATCGCCGTTACTGCTCGGCGCTGACCTTTCCAGGCGGCACTGCGTCACTCTGGGACAGCCACTCACGGTAAGCTGCACCTCCGGCGAGGGCCGGACGCTCCCGCAGCCGGATAATGTCAGCAGGCAAAGGAGTGTCAGCCCAGCGGCGCAAATCCTCGTTTTCACGTTTCAGTTCCTCGATCCGGCGCTGACGGCTTCGCAGCAGTGCGGTGGTCTGTTCCGCTGCCGCATAAAGCCGCGTCTGCTCCCGGCTGTTGGTTTCGGTCAGAATGGACAGGCCGATCAGCTGGCTGTTTTTCTTCGTCAGCTCCTGCGTTTTGCTTTTCAGCGCCGCGCCCTGCGTTTCGATGGTGTGGCTGGCATTGTTTAACCGCCACGACTGCCAGCCCAGCGCCGCAAGTGCCAGCGCCAGCACTACCGCCAGCGCACGCATCAGGCCGCCATCGGCTCATGAAGCTGCGAGCGGGCAATCTGATACAAAACCAGCGTCAGCAGGTAAAACACCAGGGTGATCACCCATCCAGAAAACGCCAGGCACAGAACAATAAGCAGCCTGATAGCCCATGTACGCACGGGTTTTACGGGGTGCGCCCTGAATTTGATTAATGCCGCCCTGACCTCATCGCGTGCCCGATCTCCGGCTAACCACCCGACAGCGCACAGCGCAGCAAGCAGCCAGGCGAGGAAGCATGACACCCAGACAGACGCACCAACCAGAACCGGCGCACCGCTGCGCGGATACAGCAGGCTGATAACCAACAGCGCAGCCCATGCCAGCTGGAAAAAAACGCTCATGACTTTCTTTTTCATTCCGTTATGCTCCTTTTAAGCACCAGGCCATTTCCCGCGCGCGGCGGTTGTCCAGCCCCTGATTAAACACACCTTTGACATATACCCAGCGCGGCAGCTGATGGCAGGCATCAGCCCAGCGCCGCTGGTTCAGCAACTTAACCAGCGTGGAGCTGCAGGCGTTGCCGGTGCCCACGTTGAAAGCAAACGACACCACCGCGTCATAGACCTTTTGCGGCATCGGCTGCACCACACATTTATCCAGTGCCCGCTCCACGCGCAGCACGTTGGTGATAAGTCCCTGCGCCGCCTGCCGTTCCGTGATGGTTTTTCCAGGCACCACACCGGACGTATTGCCGATCCCGTCAGTCCAGACGCCCGCGCTACACTGATAAGGCTGCAGGCGGCATCCCTCGTAATCGGCGATCAGTTTCAGCCCCTCAACGGAGGTATGAAGCGACTGAAATCCGGGCAGCGTGGCTGCGATAGCCAGCACCGCCCCGACAAGGCAGCGCTTAACGATTGAAGGATTCATATTCCCCCCGCGAAATCTTGCCGCCACGTAACAATTTGAAAGACTGGTGTTTGTAGTACCAGTTGATAGCCAGCATCAGCACACCAATCAGTACGCCGCCAACCGTTGACGCATCCTTGAGCGACAGATCGCCCAGCCATGCCAGCAGCACGGCAATGCAGTAAGTGATAAAGGCGCTGATTCGTTCAAGCGTCATAATTCAGTCCCATAGCTGGACGGTCTGCGCCGTGGTTGACGCCGCAATGTCCGGCAGCTCCACCTGCAGCCCGTGCGGTAAAAATGGGCCGTACTCAGCCAGCCCCGGATTTGCCTGCAGAACCTGCTCAGTGACACCCTGCGTGCGCCCGTAATGACGCCAGCAAAGCGCGTCCACCGTGTCATACTGATGCGCACGCACTTTCATCAGATAAGCTCCACCGTACAGTGCGGTGCATCCTGCACCCGGCTGATGGCCCAGCGGGCATCACGCCACAGATCGCCGCTGGCCTCCGCCAGCTCCTCCCCTCGCTTCACGCCTGACGCCGTGGCGTCATAGTCCTGATAACGCTCATTAAGCACAGCGCGCGTCCAGCAAAAAACAGCGTTGTGGTAGTGCCGGATACGCTCGCTTTTACCGTCCAGCATGTCTGCCGGAACCTCAGCAAGTGTCCGCCAGCCCAGCATCTGCTGACGGTTGCGGAAGTCGTACAGCTCAGCGTTAACCTCCGAGATCGCCGTCAGCACGACCTGCTTTAAACGCGGCTGCGTCACCGTGCCGTCAGTTCGCATCACACTGCGAAATTCCGACAGGTCCACATCAGGCCAGAACGGCGTATTTTTGATGACCTCCGCCTGTTCCGGTGCCTGTTCGGGCGCAACAAACTTCATGCGGCTTTCTCCTGAATAAGTGGGCGGTGGACGAAATTTTGATGTGGCAGTGCCTTTCGCCATCCCGTGCCGCCCGTGCGCGGGGCACGTTCGTTAGCGGCTGTCATTGCGCAGTCTGCGCTCCAGCTGCTGCTTTTCTTTTTTCACACCGCAGCGGGGATCGAGCTGCAGCGCATGAGTAAGGTGATTCAGGGCAGACGCCGGATTGCTTTCGCTCAGTACAGCGCCGATGGCTTTATGCAGGCGCGCCCGCGACTGGTCCGGCATATCCAGATCGGTTGTCAGGTCCAGCGTCTGCAGAAGCAGATCGGCATCAAAACCGGCAGCGGCCAGCAGAGCGCCTTGCGCCGCGTCTGCCATTTCTTCTGCCAGCACGGTCTGCACGTTACGGTTGCCCAGCGGCATCACCCAGCCATGGCGCAGCGCATGACGCCCGATTTCCAGCGCACCGGCATAATCACCGGCGTCGATACGCCACAGCATCACGTACATCAGCACGTCATCCTGCTGCGCACCTCCGGCAGCCAGCACGCCCTCCGCCCAGGCGGAATATTTCGGCAGCAGCTCCACCTTGATTTCCGCCTTTTTCACCGTGGACTGGACGCCCTTGAGGCGGCGGCGGTCTTCTGCCAGCTGCAGCAGCATCAGGTCATAGCCCGACGCATGGCGAACACTGCCGCCCTCACGGGCGGCCTGTTCGGCCTGAATACGCAGGCGGTGCTGCCGTGCGGGACTCAGGCTCATGCGTTATTCCCCACCTTCCGGTGCGGCAGGCGCGCTGAAATCACCGATTTCGATGTTTTCTACCAGCGCCGCGCAGCGGTAGTCCTCGACCACATACGCCTCGTTGACGGATTCAAAGTTTTCAATCCGGTCACGTTTCGGGTTGTCGATAACAGAACGACGGCGGGTGTCTTCCTGCCAGTAGATGGACAGGTTATCCAGACGGGTGATCAGCAGGGCATTTGCCGGGAAGAAAGGCGCGCGCACAGCCTGCAGGCCGCCCATGCGTTTCTGGCTGATGATCAGATCGGCGGCGATTTTCTCGCTGTTGTCCTGCTCTTTGTTGACCAGCGGGAAATACTTGTCAGAAAGCAATTCACGACCACAGACAACAACCAGTTCGTCATCATCCTGATACTCCACATCGATCAGCTCGTTGACGGTATCCATCACCACCGCGTCAAGATTTACATACTTACCACCCGGACCTACTTTTACCGGTTCCGCAGTAGTGGTGCCGTCTTCTGTAGTTTTGCTGCCCATAACGTGATCCGGCGCGTCTTCGCGGATTTTCTGCAGCCAGCCTTTATTGACGTCCTGTAGCAGCGGGTTTTCAGCACGATTGGAGGTTTTGGCGCGCTTCACGCCGTTAAAGCCAATCATGATGCGGTCCAGCGCCTGACGTTTGACGATAGCGTTGCGGATACGCACCTGGAAGTCCTGGAATTTCGCCCACAGGTCCAGTTTTGCGTAGGTCAGCACCGTATCAAAGTTGGTCTGCTCGCATTTGTATTCCACGTCTTCCATCAGCGTCGGATCGGTAGGCTCGCGCTCTTTGGTGGTGGTATCGGTGGTTCCGGCAATGGTGCTGCCAACGCCCAGCCCCAGCAACTGCCCTGACTGCTCAGTGACCGGCGTGATGTTAATCAGCGTCAGGAAAGCGGCGGACTGCTGGATCTGGTCTTCCAGCGTCTGCTGCACGGACGGCTCCACGGTAAACTTGCTGGACAGTTCTTCAACCTCCACACTGTTCAGGCGCGCCAACTGCTGCAGATAAGCGTTAAAGGCAAAGCGGGTTTTCTTTTTCATCGGGTTTTATGCTCCATCAGCAATTGGTCAGGGTGCCTGTCGGTGCGTCACCGCCCGGCGCGCGCTGGCGGTAGTCTTTACGGCTGTCTTCACTGCTAAGCTTCTGCTCAAGCTCGGCAAAGGCGGCCAGCTGTTCTTGCAGGGAGGACTCCAGCTCAGAAAGGCGCTTGTCCTGTTCGGACAGGGATTTATCAGTGCGCTCGCTCAGGATCTGCTGCTCAGTAGCGACCAGCTCCACGGCTTTATGCACATCAGAAAATCTCGCATCGTCGGTCTGCTCTTTTTTGGTGAACAGCGCGGTGACGCGGGCAAAGAGGGACGGCTTTTCGTCCTGGACCTCTTCCAGTTCGATCAGCGTTTCGACAGCTTCCGAAAACAGGTTTTCGGGATTCTGCTTACGGTTCGCCAGCGGGTTATGCTCGGCGCTGGCGCTGAATGTCAGCATTTCAGTGCCCAGACTGGCGGGATCATCAGTGGCAGCCAGGCCGACCAGGTAGGCTTTGCCGGTGTCGGCAAACTTAGGGCTGACTTCCATAGATGTGAATAATTTCTGGCCTTTTTTCACCAGTTCCACCAAGGACTCCGTTGGCTCAACGTCGGCATACAGCGCCATCTTGCCTGCCAGTGGACCTTCCGTGATTTCTTCAGCAAACAGCGCCGTCACCTTGCCGTAGCGGTTAAAGGTGCTGTCCGGCAGATAAGACTTGATGTGCTCAAGGTTAATCAGCGCGGTATACACCGCCGGGTTGTAGCTGGCTGCCATCTGTTCCAGCCATTCACGCTGGATTTCGCGCCCGTCGGTGGTGGCACCCTCCACACCGATGCGGAAACGCTTTGCTTTCACTGTCATGAGCCGTGCTCCGTTAGAAAAAACTTACTGGAGCCTTATGTTTGCGGTGATGGGGGCGTGAAACAACGCGCGTCGCTTGTACGGTAGACCACACAAACCCCAGCCGGGGAAAGCCGTCAGGCAAGGCCGTATGTTTGGGCCATGAACACGACACTGACCCCCGCAGACCTCGATCCCCGTCGGCAGGCCATGCTGCTGTACTTTCAGGGATACCGCGTCGCCCGCATTGCTGAAATGCTGGGCGAGAAAGTTGCAACCGTTCACAGCTGGAAGAAACGCGACAAGTGGGGTGACTATGGGCCGCTGGATCAAATGCAGCTCACCACCGCCGCGCGTTACTGCCAGCTCATTATGAAGGAGCACAAAGAAGGAAAAGATTTCAAAGAGATTGACCTGCTGGCGCGCCAGTCTGAACGCCACGCGCGGATCGGCAAGTTTAACAATGGCGGCAACGAAGCCGACTTAAACCCAAACGTCGCCAACCGCAACAAAGGCCCGCGCCGTCAGCCGGAAAAGAATGTCTTCACCGATGAACAAATTGAGAAGCTGGAAGAAATCTTCCATTCCTCCATGTTCAACTACCAGCGCCACTGGTGGGAAGCCGGAAAAATCAACCGCATCCGTAACCTGCTGAAGTCACGCCAGATCGGCGCGACCTTTTACTTTGCCCGTGAAGCCCTGATTGACGCCCTGCTTACCGGACGTAACCAGATTTTCCTTTCCGCCAGTAAGGCACAGGCTCACGTCTTTAAGCAGTACATCATCGACTTCGCCAAAGAAGTCGAGGTGGAGTTGAAAGGCGATCCGATGGTGCTTCCTAACGGGGCCACGCTTTACTTCCTCGGCACCAATGCCCGCACAGCCCAGAGTTACCACGGCAACCTGTATCTGGATGAATATTTCTGGATACCGAAATTCCAGGAGCTGCGCAAAGTGGCTTCCGGTATGGCTATTCACAAAAAATGGCGACAAACCTATTTTTCCACGCCATCCAGCCTGACACACAGTGCTTATCCGTTCTGGTCCGGTGCGCTATTCAACCGTGGGCGCAGCAAAGCCGACAAGGTGGACATCGACCTGTCCCACAGCAATCTGGCCCCCGGCCTGCTGTGCGCAGACGGGCAATACCGCCAGATAGTCACCGTGGAAGATGCGGTGCGCGGCGGCTGTAACCTGTTCGACCTTGACCAGTTGCGCATGGAGTACAGCCCGGACGAATACCAGAACCTGCTGATGTGCGAGTTTGTGGACGATCTCGCGTCCGTGTTTCCGCTCAGCGAGCTGCAGGCGTGCATGGTGGACAGCTGGGAAGTCTGGACCGACTTTCATGCTCTGGCCCTGCGCCCGTTTGGCTGGCGCGAAGTGTGGATCGGTTATGACCCAGCAAAAGGTACGCAGAACGGCGACAGCGCCGGATGCGTGGTGGTGGCACCGCCAGCCGTGCCAGGCGGTAAGTTTCGCATTCTTGAGCGTCACCAGTGGCGCGGGATGGACTTCCGCGCCCAGGCTGACGCTATCAAAAAACTGACTGAACAGTACAACGTGACATACATAGGTATCGACTCGACCGGCGTTGGTCACGGGGTTTACGAGAATGTGAAAGCGTTCTTTCCTGCCGTCCGGGAGTTTGTCTACAACCCCAACGTTAAAAACGCCCTGGTACTCAAGGCCTACGACATTATCAGCCACCGCCGTCTGGAGTTTGACGCCGGGCACACCGACATTGCGCAATCATTTATGGCAATCCGTCGCGCCACCACCGCCAGCGGCAACCGCCCGACCTATGAAGCCAGCCGCAGCGAAGAAGCCAGCCACGCCGATCTGGCCTGGGCAACAATGCACGCACTGTTTAACGAACCACTGCAGGGCGAGTCCGCCAATACCAGTAATATTGTGGAGATTTTTTGATGGGAAAGAGTAAGAAAAACCGCGCTGCGGCGACGAATCAGCTCAAGCATAAAAGCCAAACTTCAGCCGAAGCATTCAGCTTCGGTGATCCCGTTCCTGTTCTGGACCGCCGCGAATTACTGGACTATGTGGAATGCGTACAGATGGACCGCTGGTATGAGCCACCAGTGAGTTTCGACGGGCTGGCGCGCACCTTCCGCGCAGCCATACATCACAGCTCACCAATTGCGGTGAAATGCAACATTCTGACCAGCACTTACATCCCTCACCCGCTGCTCAGCCAGCAGGCTTTTTCACGTTTTGTGCAGGACTATCTGGTTTTTGGTAACGCCTACCTGGAGAAACGCACGAACCGGCTCGGCGGCGTTCTCTCACTTGAGCCAGCACTGGCGAAGTACACACGGCGAGGCGTTGACCTCAACACCTACTGGTTTGTGCAGTATGACCTGACCACACAGCCCTATGAATTTACGCAGGGCAACATCTTTCATCTGCTGGAGCCGGATATTAACCAGGAGATTTACGGGCTGCCCGGCTATCTCTCCGCCATCCCGTCAACCCTGCTCAACGAGTCCGCAACGCTGTTTCGCCGGAAGTATTACATCAACGGCAGCCATGCAGGCTTCATCATGTACATGACCGACGCAGCACAGAACCAGGAGGACGTGAACAATATCCGCCAGGCAATGAAAAGCGCCAAAGGGCCGGGCAACTTCCGCAATCTGTTTATGTATTCGCCCAACGGCAAAAAGGACGGCATCCAGATCATCCCGTTATCAGAGGTTGCGGCGAAAGATGAGTTTCTGAACATCAAGAACGTGAGCCGTGATGACATGATGGCAGCGCACCGCGTGCCACCTCAGATGATGGGGATTATGCCGAGCAATGTTGGGGGATTTGGGGATGTGGAGAAAGCGAGCCTAGTGTTTGTGCGCAACGAATTAATGCCCCTGCAAAAGAGATTACAGGAGCTGAATCAATGGGTTGGTGAAGAGGTGATCCGGTTTGAAGCCTATTCACTTGATGAAAAGGACGCTTAGTAAAAAGGCGCTGAATCAGCGCCTCAAAATTAACTAATACTATCCAGACGTTCGACGTTCATTTGCTCAAGGAAGTTTCTGTTGAAACCCAAATGGTGCCAACTATTAGTATTCCTCTGAGCATCTCCTTCAGTAAGTTTTCTTGCCAATTCCTTGCTATCGTTGATGCCAGTGATGACTGCAAGATTGTCAAAGCCTCTATGTTGTATTGCTCTTGTAAACAGCGGATATTTCTCATAATGACTTGCGTACAACAGCAGTTGCGGATACCAAAACACTCCGGGATTTAAAAAAGACACCATAAGAGCAACAAGATCTGCCTGTTTTAAATCTGAAAAACTAATATCATCTCTTGTTGCACTAATTTTCACCAACTCTGCTACTGGCGCATGCAATCTATAGTTCTCTGGTGCCAACTTATCTTGAAGGAAATCCGAGCTCACATAAAACTCACTATAATTAGCGAATTCCATCCCTCTACTTGCCAAGTGTTCAGGGAGAAGGTAAGACGTAAAAAGAATATTATGAACTTGTTGGAATGACTCGACTTTTATTAATGCAGCCAGAATATATAGGAAAGTTTCATAGGCAAAAATCTGATGCGGCAAAAACCATACTTCATTCCAACCATTTATTTCTTTTGGCCGTTCTCTAATAGCTAATAGTGATTCCATAAACTGGAGCAAAGAGTTTTCGAAATCATCCCCTTTAGACTCCCCTTCCAAAAGCACCCAATCAGTTATAGCATCGCGAACTGGAATGAGTTCCTTATGAATCTGCAGTATTTCTGATGCAAAGTCATCTTTTTGGGGAACTGTAATCACTTTCAGCGAATTACAATAATTTCGACATACATCTAAAAATTGCCGCCTGCAATCTTTCACATTCTTTCTGTTGTTAGCAATCGCAGATTTTAGCGTTTTAAATTTTGCGTGAATCTCATAAGTTGGAGTTGAAGCATCCTGCTCCAAATAAGCAGGTGGCTTACCAAGTACAGGCTTTGTGAACTCAGGCTTTCCATACAAAAGTCTTATCAATCTCTCCCAATTATCATTCTCTTTTTCGGGAGTCGAAAAATCAATGTAAATCCTAGATTTTAGAAAAACAGGAGTGTAGGGCTCTCCGCTTTCTTTATATTCAAAAATTAAAGGAATAAATTTAGATTGAGAAACTGATGAATATATTTCTTGGGAAATAATCATCGACTCTACCCCAACACCATCCTTTCTAAGATCAGCTTTTTTTGAATATTTTTCATCGCAAATAACTAACACATGAGTTACGGACTCATCCTGAACCATGCGTTCCATATAATGATTTTTATCATCTCCTTCTTTCAAATCATAAATGTCTACCACAGTTTCAACCCCATCAGCTGCCAATCGCTCAGCTATATCTTTGATGTGCTGCTGATGGGTTTTACTAGACCAACTATATGATATAAAGACCTTCGGCTGGATCATCTACTCACTCCCTTAATTTCAACCACAAATTTATATTCCAAATTAACTAATTAGTCTAGGCTCTGACCACAAGCGCGCGCTCGTATCCCCGCCACGCCTGCCCGCTTTATGTAGTGGTTTTCATGCACCTGCATGACATGAGCAAAAGCCCGCCAGTTCTGGCGGGTCTCAGCAAAGACGATCCTCAATCGATCATGCGATTTCATGCAGCATAGTCATGCACTGCCAAGGGAAGTGAAAATCCGTATCTGAATGATAGCTTGAAAAACGAATCATACAGGTTTACAAAGATGAAAGTTCGCTGTGAAAGGGAAGCGGAAGCGGAAGCGGAAGCGGAAGCGGAAGCGGAAGCGGAAGCGGAAGCGGAAGTTAGTTTTCGGGTAACATAATCCATATGCAAGAGAACCTCTAAAATAGAATGTGGCACTTAAGCGGGGTACTTACAACGATTCTTGCCATATTCACAGTCAACACTCTGTTTGGCGTATTTTTATTCAAATAGCAAACACCAATAAAAGGAGTTTTCATGAACAATATTCCCCCTATACCGCAGTTAGGGATTTATGTCTCAAAAATCGATCCCACCCTACGTATCACTGTAACCGACGTTGATATTGTTGATGGCGATGATGATTCTCCTGATGATGAATTGTTTTATTTAGTCCACTGGATCGAGGGGGAAGATGAAAGTGATATGACAGCAATGGAATTTGAGCTAGACCCAGTAGAGTGGCAGGCTTTCGTTGAATCTGAGCAATTAGTTTTTGAGCGTGATCCTTACATGGATTCAATTCCCGAAAATTCAAACCTCGCAAAGATTCGGGATTTACTCATGAAGACTAAACAGAATGACCATTCGTAAGCATCCATCAGGAAAGTGGCTTAGCGAGTGTTATCTATTTGGGGCAAATGGCAAACGAATTCGCAAGCAATTTGCCACCAAAGGTGAAGCACTTTCACATGAACGCTGTTTAATAAATAGCGCGTCCGACCTGCAGTCTAATACCCACCTTGTACAAGATTTGTGCTTTATGTACCTCAATCATAACTCAGGAGTAAGATAGTGGACACTTTATCTATTAACGGGATTTTTGAAGTTTTCGTTAACAATTGGGTTCCTGGTATCTTCACCTTCTTTCTAGGTATCCTTTACTCAAATATCGTTGAAAAAAAGAAACTTAAACAGAAGCTAAAAAACGATATTCTTGAGATCTTCATACCAGTCTTCAATGTAGGGGACGAGATCTCATTCGAAATGGCGGAGAATGCTTGCAGGAAGATGAAAGGTACCTTTCAGGTATACAAGAGAATATATCCAGGTATCTTCAACAAAGAGGTAGAGAGTGAGCTTGAAGAGCTACTAAAAGATGGATTCCTCATAAATGGTGAAGTTAATCCGCATTACTTTGAACCAGCCAACATTGAGAACCTGATTAATAGATTGTAGCTTCGTTCAATCCCCGCCCTTACGGGGTTTTGCATCATGCGTCAATAACAGCTATTTGATCTGCGTCCTGTTGTTCCACGCAATATCCTATTAGATACTGCCGCTTTTAGCACGAAGCGGCAGGTCTAACTGAGCAGAAGGTGCGCTGTGGGCAAGTAACGGCCCCGGAAATGGTAAAGTGATTTAATTTATAACAATGTGTTGAAGCATAAAGGAAACTTATCTATAACATTTAGCACTGAATAAAATAATCACTAAAACGGATATGTATGGACATTCAAGTAGTTCATAAAGTTACTGAATATGATAGAGAAGAACTCTTAGCGTGGCTAAGAAGCTATAATGCTCAGTTTATCGATTTTAGTAAAAATGGACAGATCGGTGTCTACTGCAGAAATGAAATCGGAGAGATGGTAGGTGGATTAATTGCGGACAGGAAAGGTCCATGGCTGTGTATTGATTATCTTTGGGTGAGTGAATCAGCACGGAGTGGCGGTTTGGGTAGCAAACTTATGAGCATCGCTGAGAAAGAAGGTGTGATGAACGGGTGTATTCATGGCCTTGTCGATACATTTAGCTTCCAGGCTCTCCCCTTTTATGAAAAACAGGGTTATATACTTCAAATGTCATTACCTGATTTCCCTAAAGCAGGGGCACAAAGGCATTATCTAATAAAAACTAATTTATAGTATTGCAGCTTTCACTTTTCAACGCTGCCAACAGGCCGCCCACCTTACGCCTCGTTTCACTCGTTGCCCAAACTAGCCCCCATCAGAATGAATCCTCTTGGGGGCAACGTTTCTTAATGCAGCCAGCTGTCGTCTTCCCACACCTTCTGCATAATTTTCATCACTTGTTTTTTTTCTTCGTCCAGTTTCAGTCCGGTCAGTTCCACACCGTTAGAGCTACCTTTGCGGATGCGAATTACCGTTTTGGGGTACAGGGGGCGCAGATTGCGTAAAACTCGGATTCAAGGGCCTCCAGGGTAGACTGGCTAATTTTCTGCTCTTTATCGATCATTATTTCAATGCGCATAAATTACCCCCTCAGTTAACGAAATCCATTGAGTGGTTATATTCGTGGGTTCTAATTTTTGCCATGAGTTCATCAGTCAGTTCAGAAACCCACTGCAGAGCCAGCCCCTTCTCTTCATCACTACACTCACTAGCCGCTACAAGCTTAAGAAAAAAATCAATGCGCTGGAGCTTCAAAGACTCCAAAAAATAGTCCTGCATTTTTCCTCCTATAACACCACAAGAAATACTGTATACATAACCACTGTTTATATTTACAGTATATAATAATCTTACTGATGTAAAACGTTTTTTTACGTTCATCAGCCTGATATGCCTGGTATTATTAAGAGCACGAATTGTTAACCAGCGTAATTAATACAGGTTTCGTCACTTATCATCCTCCTGCAAACGTTGGCTCCGATAGAAAATACGCAAGCCAGCTCCTGACGGAATACTGCCACCGTGAAGGAGTAAATCGACCTCTTTCTCGCTGCCATCAAATCCTCTGGACTTCAGTTTATAGACGAGCAGCTGGCGCTGATGCTCTGTAATTCGCTGTTTGTAGTCTTTACGCCGTTTCGGTTTAACCAGGCGTAACCTTGCTGCCAATTCACGGCGCTCTTTTTTGCTCATACTGTGCAAATAATCGTGCAACTCCTTGTCATCCATGCGGGTAATGTCCGTTCTGGAATCCCTATCCGCTGATTTGTCTTTCTCATGTTGGTTCAAATTTTCAGCAAGGGGACAGTTATTGCCACGAGTCCAAGGGGCGCAAGCGCCCTGGTCGGCTGCCGCCTCCTGAACGTCAACGGCCTTACGAACCATTTTCCACTTCACGGCATGAGTGCAGATCTTGCTCTCTGCAATAGGTGACCAGATGCCATAAATACGAATGCCGTGATCGCCATAGGCGGTCGGCTCTTCGTTGATTTCATAAGCAGTTCTGATGAGGTGATATTTACGGGGAACCAGTACGCCGCCCTGCTTCATGATGTAGGTGGCAAAACAACCAGCATCAGCAGCAGCCAGGATTGCATCAAGGCGCGGGTTATCCAGTACCGGCGCACCTGCTTTTTTGTCACCCTGTTGCCTTGCCGCCTGACCAGCCAGCAATCGCAGTTCACGGTAAGCCTGACGCCCCGGAATGCCAAAGAAGCGGAATTGCTGAACACGATGCAGAGACGCCCAGGCATTCACGTATTCAGCGTTATCACGCAGGGATTTACCCGTTTCCTTGCTGATCTCGCCAGCCAGACCACGCCCGTCAATGTTCTTACTGATATATTTCGCGATGTAGCTTGTCGGCGTTCCTTTGCGCGGGTTAATCAACTCAGACTTAAAGCGCGGCCCCGTGTTATTGCCCAGCTCCTCGCGGTCTTCACGGATGGCAAACTTACGCAGTAATGCAGTGATGGCGCGGCGGTCTTTTTTGCGCATAAAACACAACAGGTGCCAGTGAACTGTACCGTCATGATGCGGCTCAGCCACCCGCACGCCATACCAGCGCAATCCGGCTTTGTGCATCGCCTTACGAAATGCAGCAAACATGCCGACCAAATAATCACTGCTTTGTCTTACCGTCGCATTTGTCCAGTTCGGGTTGGGCCTGCCGTTATTTAGCGTGGAATGGAAACGTGACGGACAGGTGATGGTGTAGAAAACGGCGCAGTCACCGCGCATTTCCGCGATAAGTTCCAGACCTTTAACACAGGCCATCATCTCATTGCGGCGATGCGCAGGGTTGCTGCTGCTGGCGTTTACCACATCCTCCATGTCCAGCGTGTCGCCGTCTTCGTTCACCAGTTCATGAGAACGGAAAAACTCCAGCGACTTACGGCGCTGCTCACGTTTATGCATCACGGCTTCATAGCTGACATAAGGAGATGCTTTTTTGCTGACCAGGCAGACAGCGCGCAACTGCTCTTCCCGCCATTCGCAACGCATCTTCCATAATTTCCGGTACCACCAGTCGGCGCACAACATACGCGCCAGCGACCCCGGTATGAGTTCATAGGGCACGGGTTTGCGGCGGTTTCTTTTCCGACGAAGTTTCTCAAACGCAGGCGGGATAACATCCAGACGCAGGGTTTCCGCTGCCACCTTTTCCCATGTCTTGCGGATTTCTTCTGGCTTAACGTCATCGGTGGCATACAAATCACCACAAGCGGCCTCAAGACACATGCTCATATGCGCCGCAACCAGGGCGGACAGGCGTTTCACCTGATCCTGACTCATTTCAGGCAGGATCAGCAGACCGTCCAGCCCTTGATGGCTTGCCATAAAACGGAAAGAAGCAGATAGCTGACTGTCGCGTACACAATCCAGTCGCTCCAGACATGGCTTAATCGTCTCACGCAAATAGCGGGAATAAGCCTTTGGCCTGCCCAGGCAGCTGAAGTATTCGATATGTTGCATCAGCGGCTTGCTGATGTAGGTGGGCTGGGCGCTGACATCTGCCAGAATGACCATGTCTGGGTTAAAAAGCTGCTGCTCATGCGCAAGCTTTGCGCGGCTAATGAGCTTATCCTGCTCCATTTCGCGCTGGACAGGATCACGGGATTCATTAAAGAAATAACGCTCCCAGACCTGCTCACTCAGTGCATCGCGACGCAGCTGTTCCTGCTCGTTATCGGCAGCGTACAGAGTGATCATGTTTGAAAGTGCAGACTCCGACGCAACTTCCGCCGGGTCCAGATAAGGGTTAATGGCCTTTTTCGGGCCGTTCCATGAAAATGCTGCAGCGGCCTCGTTAAAGCCGCTAGAGTTGCTCATATCGTCATGACTCATACACGCACCTCGTACACAGCAGAACTATCCACGCCACGTGAAGGTTCAAATCCCACCCAGCAGCGCGGCCCGGAAACAGCAATGATTTCTGTTGCTGATTTACCCTCGCCAGCCGCCACACCGATGCTGCGTTTTACCTTGATATAGTGGTGAGTAAAATTGCGATACAGCGAACGGATCAGGGATGTGTCACTGTTAGAAACAATGACCGGATGTCCTTCTGATGACCGATGTTCAAGAACGGATGCCAGGTGATACTGGTCATCTTCAGTGAAACCATCAGTGTGATAGCCGGAAAACGTACCGTCATACGGCGGATCGCAATACACCACATCCCCCGCCTTCAACATCGCCAGCGTTTCATCAAAGCTGGCGCAGATAAACGTTGCTCGCTGGGCTTTTTCTGCAAATGCACGAATTTCTTTTTCAGGGAAATACGGATTTTTATAATTACCGTAGGGAATGTTGAAATGCCCGCTCTTGTTATAGCGACATAAACCACGGTAGCCGTGACGATTGAGATACAGGAAATATACCGCTTTCATGAAATCAGTAATTTCAGTTGAGTAATTAAACTCCTGCCTTATGTTGTAATAAGCCACCTCCCTGTTTGCGATCTCAAATAAAACTCTGGCACGAGATATAAACGATTCACAATCAGCGGCAACCTTTTTATAGAGGTTGATTAAATCAAGATTAATATCCGCAACCAGATAGCTGGGATAATCCGTCTCCATCATCACAGCACAGGAACCCGCGAAAGGTTCAACCAGTCGCGGGCCAGCAGGAAGATGTTTTTTCAGTTCGGACATTATGGCGGTTTTATTTCCCGCCCATTTCAGCATGGTGCTCATACAGCACCTCCGTTGTAATGTTTGCCTTTCAGCTCTGCGATTTCCTGACAGGTAATGCAAAGCTGCACACCCGGAATGGCACGGCGGCGTGCTGGCGGAATTGGCGCTTCACACTCAACGCAAAGCACACGGGACACGCCCGGCGTTTTGGCACGGGCAGCACGGACATGACGCTGGCGTTCTTCTTCAACGCGCTGCTGTACGAGATCCATTGCATCAGCCATCAGTGGATCTCCTGCGCTTCGTTCTGGATTGCTTCAGCATTCACACGCAGCAGCTCTGCCGCTTCGACGTGGTTTAGCTTGCGGGATGTGATATGACACGCCAGGCTGTCAAGGCGAGCTGCCATTGCTTCAGCCCTTGCCCGGCGTTCTTCCAGACGAGCCTCTGTCAGTAAAATATTAAGCCCTGCGTCATCCGGTCCGGTTTTAGTCGTGAGGGTTTCAATATTACGCATAATCAATTCTCCTGAATTTAGATAAAGGGATGCCCGGCGGGTTTACGCCATTAATTTCATTAGTTGGTTAATTCGGCATGGTTAGCCGTCTGGGAAATAAGCTCACCACTGCACGAAAATGATTCATTGCTTTAATCAATTCCCGCTTTTCATCAGTGGTCAGCTCATTAATGCTGATGCTGTGACGTTCAGCTGGAATTTTTGCCATAAAAAATATGGCAGCCAGTGCTCGTTTATTTTGTTCGTTATTGATATCCCGTGGATCACGCATATCTTTAATAAACCGCTCAAGCTCTGACTCAATATTCAGGCCAAATACTTTCGCCCTTAATTCCGCAATGTGATTAAGTCCATTCAGGCGTTCACCGGGGCTTAATGGAACAGTCGCCGCAGCGCCTTCAATAGCCATTTGTTCCCCCGTTTTTTCGTAGATAGTTCTGCCAGCAATTCATCTTGTGAACGGCACGGATGCCAGCGTTTACCATCCTCACCCATGATCCAGCCGTGACCGTAATGCATTGCCGGGCTTTGTTTAACCAGCAGCGATGCAAATGATGGTTCTTTCGTAATCATAAGCACCTCACAGCAAACCGAATGAAGCACCAAGGCCAGTCATGGTATCAACTGCACTCGCCATCGCAGGATTAGCCTGTAAACGGGCCTGCAATGAAACAGCAGCCAGCGCCATCAGTCGTGTAACAGAGTTAATGCTGCTGATCGCATCACGACGGCCTGCACTGGTTTTTACATCGCCAGAAACCGCACCTGCCGCGACACGACCTATCTCTGCAGTTGCACTCATGACGTAATGCGGCAGTTTCTCTTTTGCCACCTCATTAATTGGTACACATGGCAGGCAGTGAATCTGTGCCAGAAAGCCATCTACCAGCGTTGAATCTTCAGTTAGATCGGTAAGCAGCCAGATTTCTGGTGCGGTGAGCTGATGCGGTTGATCTGGGTTGAGTTTGTTTCGCAGTGTCTGAACATTCATTCCTGCACGTTCTGCCAGCTTCGCCATATTGTGACGTAGTGCAAAAGCTCTACAGGCTTCATCAAAATGCGGATGTTTGGAAATCTTGTAATCAAACATGCTGCCCCCTTAGAAAGTTCCCATAATTGAACTTACTTACCAACAATGACGCGGAAGTTGGAATGTCCGAGGGATTCGCGGACCTGATCGGTTTTGTACATCAGATAACGCAGGCTTACACGACCTTTGTTTTTTTCTTTCTTGACCATGTACTTAGCAAGTTGACCATGGTGAATTTTTTGGTAAACAGAGCCGCGGGAAATACCCTCCCACTCTGCGAACTCTGCAGGCGTAGCCATCTCTTTTGGTACACGAATTGAAATATCAGTACTCATAGTGCAGTATCTCTTACTTTGTGTGCGTGTTAGTTCGTTTTAGCCCGTCTTTTAATCTCTCACATCAAGAGACACGAAGACATTACGATCTTGATTCAAGATTGTCAAATGGAGATTACCAATGTTAAATATCAGAATGGGTTCCGATACGGGAGGTAAGGCAGCTATTGAGAGGCTGCTTGAGGCTTATGGATTCACAACTAAGCAGGCATTAAGCGAGCACCTGAATGTCTCAAAAAGCACTATGGCAAACAGAGTGTTACGTGATAGCTTTCCTGCTGACTGGATAATTCAGTGTGCACTAGAAACCGGTGTTTCGTTGCTTTGGTTAGCTACAGGACAGGGAAGCATGACAGGAGGATGTGAGCCTGAGAAAAGATCTCATAATGAGAACATACAAGCAATTAAACCGTTATCCAAACTCATAACTCCATCTATTCCTAAAGGAATCTTGGAGAATGGACGACTCAGTATTGATGAAGAGATTTTCCTAGACCACAGCATATTACCTGCAGACTATGAAGAATCGATGTTCTTAGAAACCCCTACTGATTGTTATCTCATCGATAAATCAGTTAAACAAGTCAGCAATGGATTCTGGCTTATCAATATTGATGGAATGTTTATTATTGCAAAAATCATGCGGATTCCCGGCAATAAGATTGTAGTAAATCAAGATGAAGCGTCTTTCGAGTGCTCTGCTGATGATGTGGAAGTTATTGGGCGTGCAGTCAAAGTAATAAAGAGTATCTAAACATGACTGTCAGAAAACAGCCAAACGGTAAATGGTTGTGCGAGTGCTATCCCAATGGACGCAATGGCAAGCGCGTGCGTAAGCAATTTGCTACCAAAGGCGAAGCCATTGCTTTTGAAAGCTTCACAATGGAAGAAGTGAACAAAAAACCATGGCTGGGGGAAAAGGAAGATCGGCGACACCTATCAGAATTAATTGAGCTGTGGTATTCACTGTATGGTCAAACACTCGCAGACCCCAAACGCCTGATGGCGAAACTTAGAATTATCTGTACTGGTCTGGGCGATCCTATCGCCTCAGAGCTGACAGCCGGTGATTTTACTAAATACCGAGAAGCGCGGCTAAAAGGTGAAGTGCGAAATGAAGATGGCACGCTTATGTCGCCCGTTAAGCCCCGCACTGTAAACCTTGAACAGCGCAACCTATCATCTGTTTTTGGCACACTGAAAAAGTTGGGCCACTGGTCAGCCCCCAATCCGCTTGCCGGGCTGCCAACATTTAAAATTGCTGAGGGTGAACTGGCGTTCCTGACCCCGGAAGAAATTAAACGTCTGCTGGATGCCTGTGCTGATTCTCAAAGCCCCAGTCTACTTTTAATTGCAAAAATATGCCTGGCCACCGGCGCACGCTGGAGCGAAGCCGAAAACCTGCAGAGTCATCAGGTATCAAAATACCGTATCACTTATACCAAGACTAAAGGTAAGAAAAACCGGACAGTGCCTATTTCTAAGGGTTTATATGAAGAACTACCTAAGAATAGGGGAAAATTATTCACACCTTGTAGAAAAGCCTTTGAACGCGCGGTAAAACGAGCTGGCATCGAGCTACCAGAAGGGCAATGCACACATGTATTACGACATACATTTGCCAGTCACTTTATGATGAATGGCGGAAACATATTGGTGTTACGTGATATCCTTGGACACTCAGATATAAAGATGACTATGGTTTACGCCCATTTTTCTCCAGAACACTTAGAAGATGCAGTATATAAAAACCCTTTGAATAATTTATAAAAATCAAAACAGAAGAAAATAAAATGGAAGAAAATAAAATAAAAGAAATCCACTACAATAATATTATTAAAACAATTCTACAGTCAGATAGAGTTTCCCCGCCCCTTACACTTGAATCAGATATCGTGTCAGACTTTAAAGAACGATGCGAGTACTATATCGATTCCCTTAAAAAATATGACAAAGAAAACAATACCAAAATAAACTTCGACTTAATGATCAAGCGAATTTCGATTATAGTTAATGGGATTACAAAATGCCTTGAAGAATTTTTGTCTGGAGATATAAAATCTGCTTACGATGTATTTAACGATATTTTTTCATCTAGCACTATTAATAAACACATAAGGAGAATAACCATTCCCCTTTATGATGTCTGCAATGAAAAAAGACCTTTATTTCGAGTAAGGAAATCTGACGCACCATTAACTGATAGAACAGATATTTTTCATATACCTTTTACTAAAAGGTATAATGTTAATGCACAACGATATTCAGTTGCTGGGCTACCATGCTTATATCTTGGAGCTTCTCTTTACGTTTGTTGGCTAGAAATGAATAAACCAGATTTTGACAAATTATATTTATCATCATTCATATCATATGATAAAAGGCCTAAAATCCTGAATTTTTCACCTAACTTGCTTAATGATCCTATAGCTGGCATTTTGGAAGGGGATGAACTTGAAAAAGCCAACTGGATTAAAGCTTCATACTTTATTCTATGGCCATTAATTATTTCATGTAGCTATATAAAGAAAAATCAAAATGCATCTTTCATTCAAGAATACATAATCCCTAATATTTTAATGCAATGGATTAGTAGGAGAAGTAATTCACCTATCGCTGGTATAGCCTATTATTCCACTAGAATGCATAATGCTAATAAAACACATAGATCAATCAATGTAGTATTACCACCTAAAGCTACTTACAAACAGATAATAGCTCAAGAATATTGCCCGCGCTTACAGGCTTTATTTCATTTTACACCTCCTGTCTCGTGGCAGGTTCTAAAAACTTTAGACTATCAATTTGTCGGAGAAAGAACTCCTGACCAAGCTAATGCAGCAACTTTCTTGCAAAGAAAAGAGAAACAGACTGGTATTTCAAATTTTTATGAAGATATAGTGGAATTATATCCCCTTACCGATTTTTATAAACTTGAGGTCTGTATAGACCGACTTTTCGAATATAGTACAATTTCTTGTTAGGCATGGCGGCATTTTGGCGGCAAGGCATTAAAAATATGTAAAACCGACAAACACCAGACAACACTAACATATTGTTTTTAAGAATAATTAACTGTTTTTGTTATAGTATTAATGGTATGTAGGAATTTCGGACGCGGGTTCAACTCCCGCCAGCTCCACCAAATATTGATGTACTGAAGTTCAGTAAAGTCTACTAAGCCCGCACAGCACAAGCTCTGCGGGCTTTTTTACGTCTATTGTAGTCTAGCGAGAATTGCTGAGAACTACGAGTTATGGCACCCTGAATGGGACCCACTAAGAAGGGTCCAAAAACCGAGGGTCCCAAAATGGCAAAAATCGCTAAGAAGCTCACTGACACTGAAATCAAAAGCACCAAGCCAGCCGACAAAGAAATCAACTTGTTTGACGGTGATGGTTTGATCCTGCGAATCGCTCCTCTCGCAAAAGGAGGGAAGAAGAATTGGTATTTCAGATATGCGGTGCCAGTGAGTAAGAAAAGAACCAAAATGAGCCTTGGGACCTACCCTCACCTCACTCTGGCAAGAGCAAGAGCCTTGCGAGATGAATACCTTTCCTTGCTTGCCAATCGCATTGATCCTCAAGTCCATAACAACAATAAAGCTAATGCCTTAAAGAATGCTACTGAACACACTCTCCAAACCGTGGCAAGGAAATGGTTAGATGAGAAGGTAAAGACCTCAGGTATCTCACAAGACCATGCAGAAGACATCTGGCGAAGCCTGGAGAGAAATATCTTTCCCGGCTTGGGTAATGTTCCTATCAATGAGATCCGCCCCAAACTCTTAAAGCAACATCTCGATCCTATTGAGCAAAGAGGAGTCCTCGAAACTTTACGGCGAATCATTTCCCGATTAAATGAAATTTTTCGTTATGCTGCAACTGAGGAACTTATCGAGTTCAATCCTGCTGATAACCTTGGGCAACGGTTCAGTAAGCCGAAGAAACAGAACATGCCAGCATTACCCCCTTCCGAACTCCCCCGCTTCCTGGTTGCTCTAAACAATGCTTCTATCCGTTTAGAAACAAGGCTACTGATTGAGTGGCAACTTCTCACATGGGTTCGCCCTGGTGAAGCTGTTCGCACAAGATGGTCAGATATTGATATAGAAACCGGCATGTGGAACATACCATCCGATTTTATGAAAATGAAGAAGCCACATAAGGTCCCATTAAGTAAAGAAGCTTTGCGAATATTGGATTCAATGAAAGCCATCAGTGGGCACAGAGAGTGGGTTTTCCCCAGTATCAAAGCTCCACTCAATCATATGCATGAACAAACAGCGAATGCGGCCATAATCCGTATGGGCTTTGGTGGAGAGCTTGTAGCCCATGGAATGAGATCTATTGCACGAACGGCCGCAGAGGAGTCGGGTAAGTTCAGGACAGATGTCTTAGAAGCGGCCCTTGCTCACTCGAAGAAAGATGAAATAATTGCCGCATATAATCGCGCAGATTATCTCGCAGAACGAGTGGTTCTCATGCAATGGTGGAGCGGCTATGTGCAAGCTCAAAGGTTAAAAGCTTATGCTGCCTAAACAATTTGTAAGTATCCCGCATAATCGTGCCATTCACATTTAGAGATCATCCGGCATAATCAATCTGCCAACGAAGGAGATCGCTATGCGTAAAGCCCGTTTTACTGAGCATCAGATCATCACTGTGATTAAGTCGGTTGAAGCTGGACGAACCGTTAAAGATGTCTGCCGGGAGGCCGGTATCTCTGAGGCCACCTACTATAACTGGAAGTCCAGATACGGCGGCATGGAAGCTTCTGATATTAAAAAGATAAAAGATCTTGAGGACGAGAACCGACGCCTCAAACAGATGTTTGCCGACCTGAGCCTTGAGAACCGGGCGCTGAAAGACGTTATCGAAAAAAAGCTTTAAAACCAGCCTTTAAGCGTGAGCTGGTCACTCATCTGATAACGGCATTCGGACTCAGTATCCGTCAGGCCTGCCGGAGCCTGAACCTGAGCAGAACGGTTTATCATTACCGTCCGGATAACACACGTGACGAACCCGTTATTACCGCATTGCAGGCGGCAGCTGAACGGTATCCACGATACGGTTTTCCGAAGCTTTTTCAGGTTCTGCGGCGGCAGGGATACATGTGGAATCACAAAAGGATCCACCGTATTTATTGTCTGCTGAAGCTGAATTTTCGCCGTAAGGGCAAACAACGGCTGCCGGTGCGTAACCCCTCGCCACTGGCCACGCCGGAAGCGCTGAACCAGATCTGGTCTGTCGATTTTATGCATGATGCCCTGGTCTGTGGGCGTCGTTTTCGCACGTTCAATGTCGTTGATGACTTTAACCGTGAGGCGTTGTCGATTGAAATAGATCTGAATCTGCCAGCCCCACGAGTGGTCCGTGTACTCGACAGGATCGCGGCAAATCGTGGCTATCCGGTCATGCTACGCATGGATAATGGTCCGGAATTTATCTCACTTGCACTGGCTGAATGGGCAGAGCAACATGCAGTAAAACTGGAATTTATTCAGCCGGGTAAGCCGACGCAGAACGCTTTTATTGAGCGCTTTAACCGAACATACCGTACAGAAATACTCGATTTTTATCTGTTCAGAACGCTGAATGAAGTGCGGGAAATCACGGAAAGATGGGTGTCAGAATATAACTGTGAACGCCCTCATGAATCACTGAACAATATGACGCCGGAGGAATATCGGCATCACAATCATTTGGCCGGGATCTCAAAAAATGCCTGGAACTAAAACGGGTCTATTTACAGTATGTTCTGGTGTCCAATTTTTCAAATTTCATTCTCCTACCTTTGCCTTATGCGGGAACTTCCTGCGGATAGAATCGAACTATTGAGAAAAGTTACCGCATTCACCCAAACATGAAAAGCGCAACGGACCTTAACTATGAGTTCAGTTACTGACAGGGAGTTGAACTGAAGATTTTTTATCTTTTTGATACAATCTGCTCATCGCGAGGACTCATACTAATAGCATTAAGATTTATGGTTTCTTTTTAGAACCATACGTAAAATTAATAGTTAAAAGAACCATATAAATCAATTTAATAAATGGTTAATTACAGGGACGCCAGCCCAAATATTGATACACTGACGTTCAGTGAAGTACAGAAAGCCCGCACGGCACAAGCCCTGCGGGCTTTTTTACATCTATTGCCGCCTGGTGAGGATTGCTGAGAGCCTCACGGGCACTGGAGTCAACTGACGCGGTGGGTAAAGCGGCTGCGCAATGGGTGACAGGGCAAAACGCCAAATGTCTCACCAATAACTCCCGAAAGAATTGGAATACGAGAGTCAAAGAAAATAGAACACTCACTGAGAGTCCTGCCTGGCTGGGGCAAAGCTCGCAGTCAGACTGTCGAGCATAAAGATAAGCAGTTGCCCGTGAGACGCCAGGATGTTGGGCTACGGTATCCATAGATTTGCGAAGATTCAGCAGACCTTCTTTGCGAAGCTTAATGATCAATTCTTTTCTGGCAGCTGCTTTAAGCGTCCAGGCCGTAGTGGCACGAGCAGCGGCGAAACTATCTATGCGCTATCGAATGGTCTCTGTCCTCCAGGATCAATATTTTCTGACGGAATTTTTTATTACCGTATGCGTTATTCAGCGTAGTCCGAAGACGTGATCCTGCTCACCCAGTCAAACATAACTTGCATATGATTGCCATTGGGTTTCCTCACACCAACCTGACACGCATTTACGCCCGTCGTTTTGCCAGTCAAAACCTGTCCATACTTCATATAGATTTTGATACCGACTCCCTGTTTATAGCACTTATTGCAAATCGAGAAATAATCTCTTCTTGATGGAGTATCTTGCTGAAGATTAAATTCGTCAGCCGGCACCAGCGAAAGATTAAAAGCGTCATTACCTGATAATTCTTCAAGAATTGCCAGAGACTCTAATTTAACTTCAATGCGATTATTTCCTTTAGGTTTATCCGAAGCCAGAATCAAATTTTCCCTCGGATTAAACTTCGCAATGTAGCCTGTGATTATCCGTGCATTATTACTCACCAATCGGACAGGGATATCATTAAAGCGTAGAAATTGAACTCGACGAGCAAGCATAGAATAATCCCGCGGCCATATTTCAGCCTCTCGCCCGTAGGAAATATCATTTACAGCCATACATTCCATAAAGATATATTCATCTATGCTGAATGAAAAAGCCCCGAATTCACGGGGCTGAATAAAACGAAATAAATTAACGTAACAGAGACAGCACGTTCTGCGGGACCTGGTTAGCCTGTGCCAGAACGGAAGTACCGGCCTGCTGCAGGATCTGCGCGCGAGACATGTTGGAAACTTCGGTCGCATAGTCAGAATCTTCGATACGGCTACGCGCTTCAGACAGGTTGTTTACGGTATTGCCCAGGTTGGTGATAGCGGAGTTAAAACGGTTCTGTACCGCACCCAGGTCAGAACGCAGCGCATCCACCTGCGCCAGCGCGGCATCAATTTTCTGCAGCGGGTTTTCGGTGGTTTTAGCGGCTGCTTCAGCCAGCTCTGGTTGTGCTTTGAAATCATGACCAGCGGCTTTGCTGGCATTGTAGGTTTTACCGTCGATGGTAACGACTTCGGTTTTACCATCTACGCCACCCAGTTGGTTAGCCGCTGTTTTGGTAGTGCCGTCAGCAGCAGTATAACTTGTGGTTTTAGCTTTAATTGCTCCTGTCGCTTCATCGTAATCTGCGGCGTAATACTTATCGCCAGCTTTAAGCGCATAACCGCCTTCAATTGTCTTACCATTTTTATCGGTATAAGACATTTTGACCAATGTCGCGGCACTTGCATCCGCAGATGAAACGCCCCCATCTTGTAAGGCTTTTTTCGTGGCAGCATCTGCTGCTACAGGAGCATTAACCTGTACCTTAGTAACAGCGGTATCACCTGTAACAGTAGATTTAGTTGGGGTAGCACCGAATGATACAGCCCCTGTAGCACTATCAACGGTAACTTCATATTTGCCATTTTTGGCAGTATCCCCCGCATCGGTATAACCACCTACAGTGGCATAATATTTACCATCCTTAAAGGATACGGTGGCAGTCAATGTATCGCCAGTTACTGTCGGGTTGCCTAATGCAGCTTTAATCTCAGTTGCAGTTGGTGCCGTAAGCGCCTGAGTACCATCACTATAGGTAGAACTGATAACGTCTGTCGCAGAAACATCATACGCTTTCTGCACGTTCAGTGAATCCAGGCCCAGGGTCTGAGAGTTGATCTGCTTCAGATCGATATCGATAGTTTCACCGTCGTTGGCACCAACCTGGATGGTCAGGGTGTTGTCCTGCGCCAGGACTTTCACGCCGTTGAACTGAGTCTGGCCGGATACACGGTCGATTTCGTTCAGGCGCTGGGTGATTTCAGCCTGGATGGAGTCGAGGTCAGACTGGGAGTTGGTGCTGTTAGCAGACTGAACCGCCAGTTCACGCACACGCTGCAGGTTGTTGTTGATTTCGTTCAGCGCGCCTTCAGTGGTCTGCGCAATGGAGATACCGTCATTAGCGTTACGGGAAGCCTGAGTCAGACCTTTGATGTTCGCGGTGAAACGGTTAGCAATCGCCTGACCTGCCGCATCGTCTTTCGCGCTGTTGATACGCAGACCAGAAGACAGACGCTCGATAGCGGTGCCCAGTGCGGACTGGGATTTGTTCAGGTTATTCTGGGTCAGCAGCGACAGACTGTTAGTGTTGATTACTTGTGCCATAAAATTTTCCTTTTGGAAGGTTTTTGATAAAACAATCTCCCATGAGAAAAGCGACTAAAATTCTTCTTTATCTGATGTAAAGGAGAAAATCATGGCTACTATTGGGTATATTCGGGTGTCAACAATTGACCAAAATATCGATTTACAGCGTAATGCTCTTACTAGTGCAAATTGTGACCGCATTTTTGAGGACCGTATCAGTGGCAAGATTGCAAACCGCCCCGGCCTGAAACGAGCGTTAAAGTATGTAAATAAAGGCGATACTCTTGTCGTCTGGAAATTAGACAGACTGGGCCGCAGCGTGAAAAACCTGGTGGCGTTAATATCAGAATTACATGAACGTGGAGCTCACTTCCATTCTTTAACCGATAGTATTGATACCAGTAGCGCGATGGGGCGATTCTTTTTTCATGTAATGTCAGCACTGGCCGAAATGGAGCGAGAATTAATTGTCGAGCGAACCCTTGCCGGACTGGCTGCCGCCAGAGCGCAAGGACGACTGGGAGGGCGCCCTCGGGCGATCAATAGACATGAACAGGAACAGATTAGCCGGCTATTAGAGAAAGGCCATCCTCGGCAGCAATTAGCTATTATTTTTGGTATTGGCGTATCCACCTTATACAGATACTTTCCGGCAAATCGTATAAAAAAACGAATGAATTAA